CAGTGCTCACCCTCTCTATGGTTGCTTCAGACATCGAGTCCAGGGACCTCACCAAAAAGACAGACTGGCCAATGTACACTCACAGCTGCAAGTACTGTGACTACCGCAACATTTGCTTCTATGGCCAGCCTGCAGAAGAAGGCCCAGTCTTCCGCATTGACACCCGTGGTCCTAAGAAGGACCAACCGGAAGAGGAGCATGTGGAGAAGCATCCTATGCCCAGTGAAGAAGTCATCTAAGTGAGCTATCTATAGAGGGTGTTAACGCCAAAGATGTGTATGGGCCCTAATACTAATGGAGGTAATGCAACAATGAAAATAGACAACAGCACATCACCACCATCAACATCTGGAGTGGTCTCTGGACCACCTGGCGGTTTGCTTAAGCCAGTGGACTTGAGCACACAGCACTTGTGCATGCTCATATATGGAGACAATGGTGCTGGCAAAACTCACTTAGCATGCACCATGCCAGGGCGCAAGCTGTACATCAATGCAATGGGCAACCCTGAGACTCTGCTCAAGTTTCCCAAGGATGGTGCCAATGGCTGGGAAGCTGTAGAGTGGCCATTGCAGTGGTCACAGATGCAGCGCATGTTCATTGAGCCAATCTTGGACCAGTTTCCAGTGCTCATAGCTGACAACTTGACAGGGGTATATCGCCTTCTACTAGAGGATAGCATGCGTGTAGGAGGGCGCATATCACCAGAAATCCAAGACTATGGTCTTACTGCAGAGCGCCTACGCTGGATATGCTCGCAACTCAGGCTAAGGAGGAAAAAGCAACATGTCATAGCCATTTGCCATCCAATGGTAGAGAAGGACGCAGTCACAGACAGCGTTGTGGCTGGGCCTTCAATGCCTGGGAAAGTGCCAGCACACATCACTTCACTGTTCCCAGAGTTCTGCTACATGGAAGCCACAGGAGGAGGCAGGAGAGTTTTGCACTTTGTCAAAGCAGGACTATGGCCAGCAGCGACAAGGGTCCTCAAAGAAACCAAGTGGACCAACGCCACATTGGCAGAGCTGTACAGGCCATTCCTTACACCTGAAGAGCAAAAGCTGGCTGACCAAATCATCCAGAGAGAGGGCAAAGCACAGCGCACTACACAAGCACCAAACCAACAACAACAGCCAACCACCAACACTCAACCCAACAACAACAGCAGCACTCAGCAAACACAAGAGGAGTAGGGAAAAGGCCAGCCAGCACCTCTGGTTGGGTCCTTCCTAGGGTCCCAATGAAGTACACTATTACTAGGGAAGAAATCAATCAGCCTCTAGTTGCCCCGGACACTTACAGGGCACGCATCCACAAGGTCAAGGACCGCAAATCTGAGGCAGGCAATCCCTGCATTATGCTCACGTGGCGCATTGAGGGCACTGAGCCTCCAGCAGGCCAGAATGTGTTTGAGCAAATGGTCATGATTCCAGAGGCATACTGGAAAGTGAATGAAATCATGAATGCCATTGGCTTTGACGGCTTTGATGATGCTGGATTTGCCAGTGAAGACCTAGTGGGCTACTCATGCAACATTGTAGTGAGCCAAGGCACTGACAATAAGGGAAGGCCACGCAACAACGTGGAAGCCCACCTGCCCATATAACATAAGGAGAAGAAGAGGGTCATTGCCCATTAAGGGCAGTGGCCCTTTTTTGTACTAAGAAGTACAAAACCAGAGGAAAACTGTCTCATCATGATGAATGAAGAAACTTCTGGTATGGGGTCTTCCCCGTCTTCCCCATCTTCCCCATTGAGGCACATTAGTTGGGATGAGGTGGAGAGGGGTGTCAAGGACATTGCACAGAAGGTGCGTGAACACAAATGGCTCACCATCCATGCAGTGACTGGGGTTCCAAGAGGAGGCATTGTGCCTGCAGCAATGCTGGCATATGAGTTGAACATACCATATGCACCCACTATAGTGGATGAAAGTGATATGTTGGTGATGGAAGATATTGTGGACACAGGCACCACCCTGGCCAGCCTGCCTTGGAAACCAATCACTGCAGCACTGTACATGAGGCACAGCAGCAGGTGTGAGCCAGTCCTGGTGCATGAGGTGGTACAGGATGAATCGTGGCTAGTGTTTCCTTGGGCTCCCAATGACAAGCATGGGCAAAGGCCACCATACATGAAGCTGAACTTGCATGCAAACACCCACTGCACCATGAGCAACACCTCTCCACCCTCTTCTGTGTTGTACACTCACATTAAGCCTGGGGACATATTTGATGTGTGGGACCCCATAGGAGAGCATATGGGGCGCTACGTCGCCTTGGCATTACCCAAAGAGGACGAGGATGTTCCAGGGCACTGGACAATAACTGTGTTAAAGGGAGTGAGGCACACAGATGGAAGATGGCACTACACAGAGTGAGAGGGAAGTGCGGCTGGATGATATGAAGAGCCTTGTGCATGCAGCCATTGATGCATTGGTGTCAGCATTGCACGATGGGGCAAAGCATCCAGCTGGCACGTGGCGTGCTGCATCATATGCAGAGCACATCAACCACATGCAAAAGCACATCTTCTCCTTACTGAACCAAGGCCCAACAAATGGTGAGGGCCATAGGCACTTTACACATCTCATTTGCAGGGCAGTGATGGCATATGCAGTGGCCCAGACCCAGAGGCCAACCAAGCTAGAGAGGAATGACAATGGCTGATGTACTTATTTATAGTGGTGGTATGGATTCATTTACGTTGCTGCATGACCTCCTTAAGCAGCATGATGGGGACCTTGCATCTGTCAATTGCCTCATATTCAACTATGGTCAGCTCCATGTGAGGGAAGTGTACTGTGCCATGGCTGAGTGCAAGAGGCTGAAGCGCCTGCCTCATAACTTGGTGCGCCTAGCTAACCTACGTGACCTGTTGCCTGGCTCAGCCCTTACAGATGATACTGTGGGCGTGCCTCATGGCCATTATAAGGATGAGACCATGCGCATGACCATAGTGCCCAATCGCAACATGATAATGCTCAGCATCGCCATTGGCCATGCCGTGGCCATTGGTGCCAATAGGGTGCTGTATGCTGCACATTCTGGTGACCATGCCATATACCCAGATTGCAGGCCTGAGTTTGTGCAGGCAATGAATGAAGTGGCAAGGGTTGCTAATTATCAGGCCGTGAGTGTGGAAGCACCTTATTTGCACATGAGCAAGGCCAACATTCTGGAACATGGCATCAACAGTTGTGGTTTGATGGCTGCAGATTATGGGCGCACGTGGACTTGCTACCATGGTGACGTCCTGGCATGTGGAAAGTGTGGAGCATGCACTGAGCGCCTTGAAGCATTCAACATCATCGGCCACACTGACCCCCTGGAATACGCACCCAGGCAAAAGCAGCAGAAGTGATACGCACACAGTGAACTCGGGGCCTCTGGGCCCCATACACTGTTTGGCTTTCGCACCCTCTATAGGCAGCCCATTCCATAGGAAACGCTTTCATGCAGAAACAGTTCCCTTATGGAAACAGTTCCCAAATGGAAACGGTTTCCTATGGAAATGCTGTCCAATGGAAACGCTTTCCAATGGAAATGGTTTCTGGTTGGCAGCTTTGGCCACGAACAAAAGGCACAACGGGAGCCGGCCGAGCCGCGGTGCGCCGGCCGTGTTGAAAGCGTCGTATAGCGCACGTATGCGCCGAATATGCGTTGATTTCATTGATGTTTTCGCTCCGGCTCCAGCGTTGGATTGGTTCCGACGGAAATCGTTTCCAACGGACATTGATAAGCTACGCTAATCCTATGCACGTGTGGCATTAGAATTTGGAGGGTGGTGGATTGCCGCGCATCGTATGATAATTGATATGGGTGGAGTGGCTGGCGCGGGCGGGGGTTCTCCCCGCGTACCGTACCGGCGCCCCCCACGCATATCGCGCCCCGAAGCGCAGTCCCGCAATACAGGCGGGCCCCGAGCCTCCAACGCTCTCCAGCTCATGCGTGTTCCGCATGCGCTGCGCAGCCGCAGCAGCGGCAGTAGTAGCACCGGAAGTCACGGTCAACAGCCGTGGCGCGTCTCGGGCGGGTGGCGAAGCATCGGATGGAAGCGTCGCATGGCATCCGCAGTGGCCGACAGCGTATTAACGATACGCGCCCACGAGCACTGCATGGCAGTTCCAGTAACCCAATGGGAATGATTGCATGTTTACATGCGCACTGGGGCTTCGGATGGAAAGCGTAAAGCGTGGCATTCGGAATGCATAGCATGACAACGTGAATACAACACAGCGCACTACAGTGTAGTTGCGCCAGTTGCTGTTGGCGAAGATGCTGTTCACGAGCTCAACACACATCCTACCATGGATGCACTCCAACGCCAGTTGGGGGTCGCGTCATATCGATGTGAACCAGTTGTAGTATGGCCAAGTATGGCTGCTGGGCCGCCCCGCTGCGGGGTGGCACACGCTGGGAGCTCAGCAAAATGCAATGAGTAGTCAACACGCAAGAGATACTAGGAGAAAACATTCTTCTGGATTTGCACTCTTGTGTAATTCACGATGCTTCGACACTATCATGGTGAGGATGCACAGAGAGTGACAACTGGAACTTGGAACCGGCTTGGCGAGCCATATATCGCCTCTAGTTACACTCTTGTGCATAAACTACATCTCGGTTCCAAGTCCGAGTATGTGGCACTACTTATTGGCGCTTAGCGCCATTGGGAGACTCAACATGGCAAAGCCGAAGAAAGTTAGCAACAACAACGTAACCACCAACAACACCACTACTTCTGACTTTGCGTCTCTTGACGCAATGGCACAGTGGGTGGAGCTGGCACGGCATGAGGGCAATCGCACCAGTATCATGGCGCAGGCGCTCCCGGCAGTGCTCGCTAACTTGCGCAATGCGCTGGCAGCAGTGCTGCGTGAGGACAAGTATGCTCGCATTGAATTTGATGTGAGCAAAGTGGACATTAACTTGATGGTTGCGTTGGCAGTGCGGGGTTTCCGAGCCACTGCAACCCACAAGAAAGCTTCCAAGAAGCAGCAGGCAAAGAAACAGGCACGCAGAGCGGCCACTGGCCAGCTGCGCATGACCCAGAGCGTACTGCCCATGTTAGTTAGCTAACCACAGAGGATGCACAAGAGTGCAAGCCAGAAGCGTCTGGTTTGTGCACTCTGTGCATAATGTACATTCCAGTTCCAAGTCTGGAGTACATTGGAGTAGTGTCTATGAAGAAACAACAGTGGCCGCCTCTGGACAAGAAGAAGTTTGAACCCCAAGTGGACAGATGGGCGCAAGAGCTGTGGCAAGATGATGAGACCCAGCTCCAAGCTCATTGTCACGCAATGGAAGCATTGGGCATGCCCCATGACGCCACGACAGACCAACTAAAGTATCCAGAGTTGGCTGACGCGTACTGGAGCATAGTTAACACTTACTACTTCCGCTTGCTCACACAAGTAATGGGCAAGTTGTCACACTGGCGAGGACCATAACACACTAGTCAAGTAACGAGACAGAGGGTGCACAAGAGTGCAAATCAGAGTCGCATCTGGTTTATGCACTCTGGTGCATAATGTACATTCCAGTCCCAAGCCTGGAGTACAGGGGAGTCTCACTATTATGAGGAGGACACGTGGCAAAGCCAACTAAGCTGGAGATGAATACTGTGTATGCAGTGGAATTCACAAGCAATGTTCCAGTCAGCTTGATTGAGCAAGTGATGAAGGGTGGGCCTGAGTTCGTTGTGGAACCGCTAGCAGGTATCACTGGCAAGCAGTTCCACATGAACGGCAATGCCATCTATGCCATCATTGATGAGACATCAAAGGAAGTGAAGTTCACAGTTCACCAACTTGCCTAACGATTCAGAGGACACTTGAGTGCAAAATGGAGGAAAGAGATTGCTCTAGTTTGCACTCTTGTGCAATGCACATGTTCGGTTCCAAGTCCGGACACCGACACAAGACTAATGTGCATTTGGGAGAACACTATGGCAGTAACAGATGTGGCGAAGCGACAGGGGCAGGCCCTAACTGACAGCGATGCGCTCAGGGAACAGCGAAGTGAGGACCCATTGGAAGCTGCTCTGGAGCAGCTGAGGGAGCTCATCAAGCAGTACTATGTAACTGAGCCAAAGCTGGCAGGGGCCAAGTTTGACCCAAGCATAGTTGCCAAGTATCACTTGGTGCCGCTTGCGTTCAAGGGCTTCCGTGCAATGTTGGTACAGAAGCGTGCCCAGAAGGTCCAGAAGACCAAGAAGGGTGGCAAGAAGGGCTCAATGAGCACAGGCACTAGGATGCAAGTGCCGGTCATGCTGAACCTGCGCAACGTCTAAACAGAGGACACTGAGAGTGCACCTAGAGGAAGAAATTCCTCTGGGTTTGCACTCCTGTGCAATGTACAGTGCAGTTCCAAGTCTGCACGTACAGGAGGAATCTCACGATGCCCAAAGTAATCATTACGTATGATTCGCAGGCAGAGCCCAAGTTGCACATAGAGGAGCATGGCATGCATCTTACAGCAAGTACCTGCCAAGCCATCTATGAGCTCTTGAGTGTAAAAGATGAGGAGCATGAGTACATGCCAGTTCCACTTCAGTGTGAGTGCGATGGCTGTGCGTCATGCTTCAGACTGAGTGTGGTCAAGGCCAAGCTAGAGGTTGGCATGCCATGCAAGAGAGTGGCGGCTACAGACGGTGACCCTCGATTGTGCGCAGCATGCGCAATCGAAACACTGGTCACTGCCTAACGCAGAGGATTGCACTAAGAAGTGCAAAGCAAGAGGCTGACTCTGGCTTTGCCTTCTTAGGCAATAATGCACAGTACGGTTCCAAGTCCGTACAAACACAGTGCATTGGAGTGTGCCATGAGTGAAATGGAGCGTTTACAGAGGGAGAATGCGGAGCTCAAAGCCCAGTTGGATGCTACCAGTAAGGGTAGGCAGACAGTGCGCCTGGGCATAGGTGAGAAGGGAGGCGTCAAAGTGCAACTGGGTACCAGACGCTTTCCAGTCACGCTGTACCCAAGTGAGTGGTTGCTCATCTTGCAGCATGCAGACGAGCTGAAGGACTTTATCAAGGACAACAGCCGCAAGCTCAGCTGGAAGAAGGACGGCTCAGGCTCTACCGAGTAAACACAGAGGATTGCACAAGAGTGCAAAGCCAGAGACAATCTCTGGTTTGCACTTCTAGTGCAATAATGTACAAGTGGGTTCCAAGTCCCACGTACATAGGAGACTCACAATCATGAGATGTAATGATTGTAACAAAATGGTGTCGTACGCTGAAGAGCCTGAGCTTGAGCAGGACCTCAACTTTTACCCAGACAGCACTGGTGCAGAAGGTACCATTGAGGGTACGATTGAGCTGCGTCTTGAGTGCGCAGAGTGTGGAGCACAGCTCAAAGAGGCAAGCTTCGAGGTGGAGCAAAGCGTTGAGGGCATTGTTCACAATGATGAGAATGGCAAGTCACTGTGGGCTGAGCTAATAGACCCTACATCACTTGAGTCAGCAGAGCATGAGCTCATTGAGCTAGGTAATGCTGAAGACAGGTTTGAAGTGAGCTACAGCACACGTAAGGTGGACAAGCGCAGCGGCAAGCCCCATCCCAGGGGTACTACGTACTATGGCTACCAACTGGACGTGACACTGGAGTGCTCATGCGGTGAGCTGTTCCACTTGAAGCCTATTCATGACGACATGCCAGCATCAGAGATGGACGACAGTCAGTAACAGAGGATGCACTAGAGTGCAACCAGAGTAATGTCTGGTCCATGCACTCTGTGCATAATGCACATTCCAGTTCCAAGTCTGGAGTACATCAAGGAGTCTGTTATGTTGTTGGATAGGTACCATGTTAGGGTGGCAATTGTGGACACTCACGGGCACCACTACACTCGGGTGGCACATGTTATAGCGGGCAGCCGCAGTGGCGCCATGCGTAAGGCACGCAACGCCATGCGCATGCGTGGGTTTGCAGTGCGCAAGGTACGCACAGTCAACTGGGAGGTGGTGTAATGGGATTGTTCATAGTCACCACAAAGTGGCGCCACAGTCGTACAGGCAGAGGCATACTCAGTGTGTACCGCTACGTAGTGATAGCTGACTCTCTGGATGAGGCTATGAAGATTGTGAAGCAGCGTCACATTCCCACTGACTACTCGATGGAGTCTATACAGGCCATCGAGCTGAAGTCAAAGGACCGTGTCATGTTCTTCCTGCCTCCCTCTCTGCCATAGGAGGACTGCGTGAGCTAAACAGAGGACATTGCACCCTCAGCGGTGCAATGTAATGTACATTCCAGTTCCAAGTCTGGAGTTACAGGAGAGGACTCATCAAGTGGTAACAAAGACATCGGCAACCAACAGAGTACTAACTGGACTAACGGTGCTAGCCCTAGTCGGTATAGCACTTTTCAGTCCACGTAGCAGAGACCCAGGTGCCCTGGAGATACAGGTTCCACACTTTGGGGACTCAGCGGCGTCGGTGGAGCTGAGGAAGAGAAAGGCATTGGTAGAGATAGCTAAAGATGCCAATGCACTTAGCGACTCCATAGGTCACCGTAGGCCTACCAAGGCTCAGTGGGAGTACCTGATGTCGCACTACATCGCTGCGTGTGACTTAGAAGAGACGGATTCAGCTCTACTGAAGGCGCACCCAGACTACTCACACGCATGCGACATAGCGCGCCACCGCGTGGCCAGCTCAGGCAAGCTAGAGCAAGCAGTGGTAGAGATGAAAGCTTCCTTGCTGAAGCCTGCTGGTTTAGAATAAACAGAGGACACCGTACTACCCACAGGGTGGTCGGTGTAATGTACATTCCAGTTCCAAGTCTGGAGTACATTAGGAGACTCACTAAATGGCAACAGCACAAGATAAGTTGGACAAGCAGCTGCGCAAGCTGCGCAGGGCACTAAAGCATGGAACCACAGTTCAGTGGATAGAGGAGCTCACTCATCTCATACACATGTTTCCACTGAGTGAGATTGAGCGCATCAGGAACAATCCTAATGGTCCACATGCACAACTGATGAAGGACTTCTTCCAGGCTTTCAACAGCTTCAAAGAGGCAGTAGAAAGAACGCCTACGAAGGAGGAACCCAATGCCTAACTACTTCTCACTGACAAAGCGTGGGGACAAGTCGCCAACCAATCTGCAGGACATTGACATTGCAATGTGTGAACACTTTGGTGTGCCTGTGCACCCCAAGTATTGGTACTGTGACTGGTACAACATAGAAGGGCTGTACCTTGCAATAGGCAGGTCATGGGAATACATGCGTGACGACATGCGTGAACAAGCATACGTCAGTATGCTGAAGGGCGACCACGAGTATGCCGCTAAGTGTGAACACCACTTGGCAATCATCGACTGGCTAGAGGCCAACTTCGTCACAGACGCCTGGTACCAACCCAAGTAAACAGAGGACACGCGGCACCACTTCGGTGCCCGTGTAATGTACATTGACAGTTCCAAGTCTGTCAGTCAGTACAGGAGGAAACCATGGAAATTGAGGTGAAGAACCCAGTGTGTGATTTTTGTTGTGTAATGGTACCACACTGGTCTTTCAAAGTCAAGGATGCCACCATTCGCTACCACGAAAGCCTAGGCAAAGAATGGGATATACTCTTGCCACAAGGGCATACAATCCGGACCAGAGAGAATGTTGAGTACATCTCTGCGGGTGGTGAGTGGGCAGCATGTGACCAGTGTAGGTCACTGATTGAGATGAAGGCTCGTGGGCACTTGACAGGCAAATGTACTGCAGCTATCATGGTCAAGTACCAAAAGCCATCCACTGAATACATGAGCCTCCACAAGATGGTTCATGACAACCAAGATGCATTCTTCAACAACTGGGATGGCAGCCCAGCAACCTCCATAACTCCATAAAGAGCAGAGGATTGCACTAAGAAGTGCAAAGCAGAGGTGTTCTCTGGTTTGCACTCTTGTGCAATAATGCACACGACAGTTCCAAGTCTGTCGAACATTATGTGCATGGAGTATTCACTAATGGTAATGACTCGTGACCAAGCCATCGATAGGCTGCAAGAGGTGGCAATACAGTTGCATGACCTGGGAAGGGAGCGTCAAGACCTACTACGCATCATTAAGATGGAAGTAGTACCACCCCAACACACCAACCCACATCCGCTACAACGGCGCTCAGGGAGGACAGCTAGAGGTGTTACTGAACAGATGATTGCTGAGGCCTTGCGTGAGATTGGCCATAGCAGAGTTCAGCCTGATGAGCTGATAAAGTACACTGGACTCAGCAAGTCCACTGTGTACAACGCAATATCCAGGCTCAAGCTGAAGCATATTGTGCACGTGGAGTACGAACATAATCCCGGTGGTGGAAAGCTTGCTTATTACTCTCTTGCAGTCCACGGTGACAAAGACCGCGGTAACTCACTAGACAAAGGCTAATGCAGAGGACTTGGCGCTGAGTGGCGCCAAGTAATGCTACTGAACGGTTCCAAGTCCGTTCAATAACAAGTAGCTAGAGGTGTAACAGTGAAAATTACACGCAAGTCCCCAGTTACTGGTGAACTCAACACCATGGAACTGGACCTCACCTTAGCTCAGTATGAGCAGTGGCAGGCTGGTGCACACATACAGGAGGTAGCACCACACCTCTCTGCATCACAGAGGGAGTTCATCATCTCTGGTTACACAGAAGAGGATTGGACCACTTTGCTCCATGTCATCTCCCAGGGTGATGCAGACAAGATGCTTAATGCTGTACTGGGCAAGACACTGGGGTACTACCGCAGGCAATGCAAGGTGGATACGTGTCGTTGGTGTAAGGCTAAGTTGCCACAACGTGTAGACATGTATGACCATGAGGATGGGTGGCCAGTAGAAGGCATTGGTAAGACGCAATGGCTCAGTGTGAAATGCCTAGGGTGCAATTATGAGTGGTCACTGTGGAAGCTAGGTGTGCCACGCTACCAAGGAGGAAAGTAAATGCAGCCTCGCCACAAGATGTTGCTCGCCATGCAAATATACAACATCCTAGATGGGTATGAACATGGTGGGACAGTAGAAATCTACCATAGGCTGAACGAGTTCATATCCAGGCATCAGCTGGTGTGTAATGATAGTAGGGCCTGCATGGTACCACAAGTTTGCAGAGACACAGTGAGTCAGTGGTTAGGTGAACGCCACTTCGGTCTGCCAAGCAGAGACAACACATAAGCTGTCAAGGGGTTATGAAATGGCAAGAAGCATAAGTGGTGGAGAGTATGCAAAGTTTCCACTGTCTAGAGAAGCCACAGTGAACTAATGGATTGGGCAGAGAAGCATCTGGAAGGGATAATGGGTCTTGTACTAGTGTATGTACATGAACCAACTCCAGGGGAACAGCTCCAAGCAGGGTGCATGACAGTGCTTGGTTCACAACTTCATGTTCGCAACAGTCAAGGTGTAAGGGTAACATCGGGCAAGGAGATGGCGTGCATCTTGATGGAAGAGCAAATCAAACGCCTGAGGGGAATATGATGAACATAAGGCAGTTGATATGAGTGGAGTGTGAGATGGGGTATTTAGTAGCAATGGGCATTTGTGTGGTGTGTAGAACGCCGTTTACATTCAATCCACACTGTGTGCCATCATTAAGAGTCAAGGGTGTACGTCAGCCAATATGCAAGCATTGTCATGACTGGGCACAGGCGTTTCAAAACATGGTGCTAGGCCATCCAATCTGGCCACCAGTACTACCAAACGCCTATGATGTGGTTGACGAGTCAGCAGAGGACTAAGCAGAGGACTGTGGGCACGTGAGTGCTCACAGTAATGCACAAGTGGGTTCCAAGTCCCACTAAATCAATGTGCATGGAGTCACCAATGATATGGGTGTTTGTACTGGTTGCGATACTGGTCGTTGAGTACCAGCTATGGGCAACGATGCACTCTCTGAACGAATTGCACAGAACACTCGAGGAGCACGTCAAACATCAGGAGGGTCAACCATGAGAGGAGAACTATGCGTCAAGTGTGGGAGAGAGGAGTCTAGCATTCTCCACGACTTAGCACCAAACGCTAGTGTCAAGGGTGCTCACAGCTTCGTTGCACCGAAGAAGAAGTCTCTCTTGGACTTGTCAGAGGAGGGTCCACTGATGCGCCTTGCTGAGCCACCCCATCGAGTACCCATCGAGCCACAAATGGTGGACGTGAACAATCCCTCTGTGGTCCACGTCCTGGTGGAAGATGACAAGGTGTGGGTGAATGTAGACGGCGTGTGTCTGTTCAGGGCACAATGCATGAAGCCCAAGTCCATGCAAATTGTGGTAGAGGACAACCGCAGTGAGTGACCTACCTCAGTCTAAGTCCTACGACGCATGTGGCAGACCTTACTGTGATATATGTAAGTGCTTCCACAATGCTAGACATGAACCACGTCCTGATGGTGACGGCTGGTGTTACAAACATGACAAGTATCACAAGCCTCACAACAGTGACCTCTACAACACGGGTGAGGTGAAGAAGGGGCGTGTTGAGTGGGCCCGCGAACTACGCTCACGCATCCTCTTGTTTTCAGAGGACAACAAGCTACTTCACATCGGTGAGTGGCAAACCAACCTCATCACCACTGCAAAGTATGCAGACCGCCTGTACATAGGGTGGCATGGTGATGTCTATGAGCTCATTCCACTGGAGAAGGCAGAATAATGAAAGTGAAGTGTGACCAGTGTGGCATAGAGTACAGCGACCCACCAACAATCAGTCTGCTTTACAGGTCCTACGAAGAGTGGGCAGAACTGATGTCACCATTACAGGCACGTGGACTAGGACCATGCCCACTATGCAAGGGAGAGATGATTCCGATGATGAATGTACGTGAAGTAGTCAAGCGTCTGCTCATTGAGAACTTCGAGTGTGCCATACCGGCAACTGATGACAGGCCAGTGCGGTGGCACGATGCGCCCGGCGAGTGGTACAAGTTAGGCCAAACCTACATAGTGGTGTTTGAGGACGACTTCCGTGAGAGGTCCATCATGCACGGCCCACAGATTGGCATCTTTGAAGATGACACTAAGTGGACCATTCAGCCATGTGACCTAGCCAGACTGGTCGAGTACCTCTGCTTTGACTATCTAAGGAAGAGTGAACGTGTTCTACATACTCCAAGGAAAGATACCGATACCGTGTGACGACATAGAAGAGTGGACAAAGTGGCTGATAGGATCCCTTGCAGACGCTTCACGTGTCGTGGCCCAAGAGGAAGTGGGTGACTACTGGGTGTCAACTGTCTTCGTGGGTACATCAATCGGGCCACTGCCAATGTTTGAGACGATGGTGTTCGACGCCAAACGTCTCCACTCCATGTACCAAGAACGGTACCCTACATGGGAGCTAGCGCTGGAGGGCCACCGCAGAGCAGTCGAGTGGGCATGTAACAGGACTAACTGATGGAAGTCAAGTTCAAGAGCATAACAGTGGGCCAATGGGATGGCAATACTGGCATGACGTACACCATCATAGGACTCAGTGAAGAGGGTAAGGTGTACCGCTATTCAGTGGCCAAGCGTAGTTGGGTAGAGATGCCAACCACTTCAGACTTCAAAGAGGCATATGAGTGGGATGAAAAGTACTGAATCAAGAATACCTCTCCAAGCAAAGACTGCTCATGGAGCCCGCAGTGAGATAGCTAAGCGGTTCCCACAAGGTGCAACATATTTTGGCTACACCGAAAGTGGGGAATGTGTACTCATCTCCAGTGTCAATCCACGCGGTGAAAAGCACCATATAGCAACAGCCTCCAAGCAGGGCAAGAAGAGTGTTAAGTATGATTGTGAGCCTAATACAGTGGAGAAGATAGAAGCTATGGGCGGCAAGTGGTGTAAGACGTGTGTGGAGAAGATAGCACTCTACTCAAAGTAAGTCATGAAAGCTACTGATGCAGTGGTAGATGTGCATGAGGTCGAGAGCTCTGTAATCAGGGCTCTCGGCTACAACCCCAACACAAAGACACTAGGCATAGTGTTTATGAATTACTCTCTATACCACTACCTTAGGGTGCCAAGAGAGGTGTATGAGCGCCTCTTGGGTTCCAAGTCTAAGGGAGAAGTGTTTGCACAGTTGGTGAGGGATAAGTATGAGGTAGTCAGGGTGAGAATGCCCAAGAAGGGAGGGACAAAAGGTGAGTGAGGTGAATGAGGATAGGTTTGCACAGAAGCGCATATGCACCAACTGTGCAACAATGGAGATAGACCCCAATGTCACAAAGTGTAGTGATTGTGGAGGGCAGGAGTTTAAGTTTCTCAGGGACTTGCCTAAGGTGCCAAGGCATTGCCAATTTATGGACCCAGCCACTGGAGAACCATGTGAGCAGGATGCTTACAAGATTGGTAGGGATGGCAAGGGTTACTGTGAGGAACATTACAAGGCCAGTGCACGCGACCTTAGGGATGCGTTGCGTCAAGCATGGTTGGACACTTATGCTGAGTTTGGAGACAGTCCACAACAAGAACTGACTGATGCCAAGATTATTCAGTACTTCATCAGTGGGCTGAAGCAGACACGTAGGACAGTTGCTTATGGCCGCAACCTGAGGGCTGAGTACAGAAGGGTACTGGAGCTGCAAGAGCGCCAAGCCAAGCTAAAGATTGACAGGGCGGAAGGCACAGCTCCTGAGACTCAGCCAGTTCCAGAAGAAGAAGAGGAAGATGATGAGAACTAAGGAGCAACAGCAAAGAAGGGACGCCAAACAATTGCGTAGGCTAAGGCTCAGAGAGGACATTCCACCACAAGTGATGAGGGCAATTAAGTGGATAGAGTCAGGGGTGAGAGTGGGCTCAGAGAGGTATAACGAGGAGTTTGTAGAGAAGGTAAGGAGAACCATGATAGTGGAAGTGAATAAGCTGAACAGGAGGAGCAGAAGTGGGCCTACTTGAAATTCATGAGTGCTTTGAGAGGGTGAAGGGTACAAGGTCACGCATAGACAAAGAAGTGTACCTGAGGACATGCCATGACCAAGCCCTCTTGAAGGAGATGCTACGCCTTGCCTATGATTGGAAGCTGACCTATGGCTTGACTGCAGAGGGCTTTGACCAAGGGCAAGGGCGTGACTTCATCACGGATGTAGATGATGAGAAGTGGAAAGAGTTCACTATGCTGTTAGCTGAGCTCAATGCAAGGGTGCTCACTGGGAATGATGCACGCTACGCTGTGGCAAGGGTACTGAGTCAGTGTTCAAGGCCCGTACAGAGCATCATGCGCAGGGTCTTGAACAGACACTTAGAATTAGGGGTGAGTGACAAGACAATAAGCAAGATGTACCCAGGCCTCATCACAACATTTGGCTTGCAGCTGTGTGAAAAGCTGGACCTCAATGACCCCTCAAAGGACTTTAGTGGCTACATATGGGTGGCAGAGCCCAAGCTTGATGGGGTGCGTGCCATCATAGGCATGCACAATGGCTTGTCATGGTCTGCCATGAGTAGAGGTGGCAATGAGCTGTTCAACTGTGAGAAGGTGATTGAGGCATTGAAGAGCACAGCTGGTACTGATGAGTGGCTGTTTGATGGTGAACTGTTGGCACAGACATTTCACCATACAGTGAGCACAGTGCACAGTGGTGTGGACACTGGCCAAACACTAAGGTTCCATGTGTTTGATGTACTGAATCGTGAGACCTTTCCAGTGGATGACACACCATGGAACATAAGACATCAGCGCCTAGAGTCCATTGCCAAGAAATGGCAAGAGGGTGGGCTTCTGGTAGAAGTGCCATCTTCACCCTACCTTGTGCTTGGCCCCATCAACGGAGTCTCTCCCTTGTTGCGTAAGGCAATAGAGGATGGTTATGAAGGGCTAGTGTTGAAGCGTGTCATAGGTGGCTATAAGGCAGCACGCACAAGGGACTGGCTCAAGTACAAGATTAGGGAGACTCATGACTACACAGTGGTGGATGCTGTGGAAGGTACAGGCAAGTACAACGGCATGTTGGGTGCTTTGGTAATTGATGTGGATGGTGTACAAGTGCAGGTGGGAAGCGGCTTCACTGATGAAGAGCGCCATGACATGTGGTGGAGTTTTGACACTGCCCCTATAAAGGGAAAGGTAGTGGAAGTGACTTTCCAGGAGAAGACACCAGATGGCTCACTTCGCTTCCCTGTGTTCATAAGGATGCGCCCAGACAAATGAATGCACAAGAGTGCATACCAAGAGGAGAATGGTGATGGCGGAACCAACTGAGACTGTGAAGTGTGTAGAGTGTGACCTTCCATTTGAGCCCATGGATGAGCAACAACAGTGTGTGCACTGTGGTGAGCCTATCCATGCAGAGTGTGCAGAGGTTCATGAGGAGGATTGTGAAGAGGCAGATGAAGAGGAAGGTGACAAGCCAGAAGAAGAAAAGTAAGCACCTCTGGTACGCTTCTTAGCGGAGTTGGCGTACTGCCAACCATGGCAAACGCAGTCATGTGCAGGCACAAGAGCGCCTGACCAGAGCCTTCTCTGGTTCAAGGTCTCTTGACCTGAAGGGTGAGTCGAGACCAGCCTTCGGCTACTTGGACGCCCATGCGTGACAGCCCGGAGAGACGGGCACCAAACTTACGGTGGGAGGATTGTGATGAATGAGAAGATGAAGAGAATGCTGGAGGAGGAAAAGCCCAAATTACGCCTTGCCCTACACATGTACGACATACTGATGGCATACGAAGATGGAATCGACGAGATGTACAACAGACTACAACAGTTCACCGCTGAGCACGAGCGTGTCTGTAAAGATAAAGGTTGCTTAGTGCCACGCATGTGCCGCAGTGTGGTAAGCGAGTGGCTAGGTGAGCGTCACTTCTGCTTACCAGACCGTGACGACTCATAAATGAGGACATGCAATGGCATTGACACCAAGAGAGAAGCAAATGATAATGTTGGGCATCTCTTTAGCAAGAGGTGTGATAGCTAGACTTGCCCTCAAGGCACCAAAGCTCTCTGTAAGTGACATGAATTACAATGTGCTGGTGTATCAAGACATGTTGGCTGAGGCATGGGATACAGAGGCCCTACATCATAGTGAGGTGAATGCGATAGTTGATGAAGTGAATAATGCTATGATGAAGAAGAACCCTGACAAGACATTCTATAACTTCAAGGGCAATAAGGTGCCGCCTAGACAGTAGCGTGGCACGCTAAGCCCTTACACTGTTTGGCGTTAACACCCTCTATAGATAGACCATTCCACAGTTTGCTTTGGAGATGCCTTGATTCCCCTAGGACTCAGTGGCAAGAAGGGTATCCAAAGCAAAAGCGTTTGGAGATATCTCACTCCTCTAGGGGTGAAGGTATGAAGTGTGTCCAAGCCAATCCGGGGCCAGAACAGAGGCGGTCAGACCAGAGGCCCCTGCGGGGCCGGAACAGAGACCGCCAGAACAGAGGCCCCTGAGTGAGCTGCCTATAGAGGGTGGTAACGCCAAAGATGGTGGGGTGAGGTAACCAATGCTGACGCCAAATCCAGAAAGACATAGAGTTAGAGAGCTCTTAGCCAATGTGCGTAGAGCCCACTGGGAAATGTGGAACTATGCAAAGAAGTATCCCAAGAAGGCCTCACCACAACGCATGAAACAACTGAGGAAGCTAGAGAGGTCACTCTCACGCCAACTCCGACACATAGCACCATTCATAGACTCTGACAAGACAGCTACAAGAGAATCTAAGGAAGTGTGGGTGACTGGCAGCTTCAGTAGGTTCCGCCACAGCACACGTTTTAGACACTGGAAGAAGGAGGCAGGAAAGTGGGTACGAAAGTCGTAAGGTACATAGACTTTGATGCAGCACACAGGGTGCTAGGCCATGAGGGCAAGTGTGCCCATTTGCATGGCCACAGGTACCGTGTGGGCTTCACAATCACAGGAGACACAAACTCCATAGGTATGGTAATAGACTTTGGTTACATCAAGGAAGCATGGGGTGACCTCCTTATGAGGACAGCAGACCATGGCGTAATCCTTTCCGCAGATGATGTGACTTTGGGAGCAGCCATCTTCAGCGCAGACCCTGCATGCAAGATATGGGAAATCCCATATCCAGCCACAGCTGAAGGTATTGCCCATGCCCTATGGGACATTTTGCACGTTGACTCAATACTCAAGGGGGCAAAACTCACTGCTGTGGAAGTGTGGGAGACACCTAACTGTATGGGAGGATACTATGCATAAGTACAAGGTGACAGAGTTCTTCTACTCAGTCCAGGGAGAAGGCTTCTGGGCGGGCACACCAATGTTCTTTGTGCGTCTGAGCCAGTGTCCAGTAGGTAAGGTAAAGGGCATTTGCACATCATGGGATGGCACACGCTTCATCTGTGACACTGGCCAGTCCTACTACAAAAACCGTCAGGTGCCCAGACATGCAACAGTGGAGTGGCATCATTACAATGAGGTGAACCATGAGCTCACTGCCAAGGAAATCTGGGAACTGTGCATCAGCCATGATGCCTGTGCACGGCTCTTGCTCACTGGGGGTGAGCCCCTCATCCATCACCTAGATGAATTGGCTGCACTTACACCATTTGGTGGCCAAATTCACATTGAAACCTCAGGCACAGAGGAAGCACAGGCACGCCTCCTGGCACGCAAAGGATTCTGGGTTGCAGTCTCTCCCAAAGAGGGCTGTACTGACACCATGATATCCTTGGCAGATGAAGTCAAGCTGCTTGTAGCTCACACAACCACCATAGAGCAACTGGAACAATGGTACAGCAAGTACAGCTGCCTCCTCAGCAACAAAGTGCAAGTATTCCTACAACCAATAGAGGACATACATTGGGTAAGCGCAAGACAGAGGGCCCTGGAACTGACCTTAATGAAGCCAGACAGGTACAGACTGTCCGTCCAAGTCCACAAGATGCTGAATGTGAGGTAGCCATGTCTGAGTCTGAGGGGGAGAAGAATGGCCTAGCCCTGCTTATCCCAGGCAGCGTAAGCATTGAAATCCAAGAAAGGGTGGAAGCCCACATCAAAGTCAGCTTGAGTCATGGCATAGATGAGATAGCACTGCGGAGGGCAGTAGGTATGATGCTCAGGGCCTTTGGCGTCAATGGTAGAGATGTGAACTTCAAGGAAACACCACGCAGGGTGACAGCCTTGTGGAAGGAGTGGCTCAAGTCACGTGAACTGGCACTGCCTGTGTTTCCAACCCGTGGGAAAGGTATGGTGACCTTGCGCAACCATCGTGCAATCACAGTATGTCCACATCATCTGTTGCCTGTGGAACTGCGTGCTGATGTTGCCTACATACCACAAGGCCATGTAGTGGGCATCAGCAAGCTAGCCAGAGTGGTGAACTTAGTGGCAGGATCATTCATGTTGCAGGAGCATATCAGTGAGTTTGTAGTCCAACTCTTGGACACCCTGCTCTTGCCCAAAGGCGTCCTAGTGAGGGTGATTGGCCAACATGGGTGCATGCGCCTCCGTGGTGTATACAGTGAAGGTGACATTGTTACCACAAACATGTCAGGTGTCTACCTAACTGATGAAAAGGCAAGGTCAGAGGTGTTCAACAGCTTATGAAACCAGACATATGCCAAAACTGTCCAGCCTACAATGAGCCTGGGCCAGTGTGGCAGCAAGCAGTGCCCACACCACGCATAGGCATATTTGGGGAAGCTCCAGGCCCACAAGAAGTAGAGAAAGGCCAGCCATTCTTCCCTGGTGCCCCATCAGGAGGTCTTCTATACCATATATCCAAGATAATAGGTCTGCGCAGGGATGAATGCTACCTGTCCAATGTGGCCAAGTGCATCACCAAGGACTCACGTGCCTTCCAATACTGTTGGAATGCCTTTGGTAAAGCAGAAGTGGAGGCCTTACCAGAGCACTTACCCATCCTTGCTCTAGGTAATGAGGCCAAGAATGTGCTTGCCCCCAATATGAGACCATGGGGCATTACCACATGCAGAGGTGCAAGGTTTGGCAGGGTATATGTAGGCTTGCACCCCTCATTCATAAGGCGCACAGCACAGGGGGAAAGTGAGGGTACAGGAGGTGAAGAAAAGCAAGACCTTACACCCACCCTTGCCTATGACATTAGCAGTGCACTCAATCACTACCGCCTAGAGGCCAGCCCCCCACGCATCTACACAGAGGGCATAGCCCAGTGCCAACTCAATGGTGACTGGGACTTCATCAGTACAGACCTTGAGACTGCAGGCAAGCTAGACCCCAGAGATGGTCCTATAGACCAGATAGGCTTCTGTACTGGGCCAGGGCGTGTGTACAGAGAGAAGTACAGGGAAGACCATCGCCAACAATACATGCGCATCCTCCATAGTGGCAAGCGTATAGTGTACCACTTTGGGCAATTTGATGCACCATACTATGAATACCATGGCTACCCCACTCCCCCAATGGACAAGTATGAAGACACCATGCTTGGCCTCCACCTCCTGAACCCAGACTTGCCACTAGGCCTGGAGATGGTAAACAGTCTCTACACACACTATCCACCATGGTGGGCACCCAAGGCTAAGAAGAAGGAGCTGTGGCAAACCCCAGCATACCATGCCACAGACTTAGATGTCACATGGCAAGGATGGCGCAGTATTGAAGCAGACCTCAAGGCAGAGGGTAAGTGGCAACTGTATCGTACAGAGTCAGTGCCAGTAGCCTATGGATGCATGGAGCTGAAGAAGGGTGGCATACGCATTGACAAGAAGCGTGTTGCCAAGATGCACATAGTGTGGAGCAAGCGCATCCTAGAGATTGAAGCCATCCTCATGAAAATTGCTCCAATCAACTGGGCATCACCTGTGCAAGTGAAGGAGCTGCTGTATGACAAATGGCACATGCCCCTACAGTACACTGGTGCAGGGTGGGCAGCAGCTGACAAAGGTCCTAAGCGCATTACCACTAATGAAGTAGCCATTGCCAACCTCATTGAGCTTACAGGGCACCCAGCCCTCAAGCTGTTGTTGATAATGCGCCAGCTCATGAAGCAGAGGTCCATGTGGCTAGAGTGGAAACTGGATGACAAGGACTTTTACCACTTTGACATCTCATTCACTAATGCCACAGGGCGTGCCAAGGGTGACATCCTAGTCATCCAACATGGGGCTATGCGTTCCATTTTCATTCCAGATGAAGATGGGTGGGAGTTTGCTGAGGGTGATTGGTCAGCAGTTGAGCTGTGGATTGGTGCCATTGTCAGTGGTGACAAACACTACCAAGAAGTGCTCAGTAGGGGTGGGTTCCATGAGTATGCAGGCACACGCATCTTAGGACGCAAGATTGACAAGCGCCAAGATGTGGTCATGTACACTGATGT